TTAGGTTTTTTGCTACATAATTAAATCTTTCGCATTCGTCTTTGAAGAAGTCCATTTCTCTATCTGCGTATTTTGTAACGTGATTTTTATATTTTTTAAGAACTTTTGATTTATCTTCTGTTGGTTCCTTTCCACCAAAAAGTTGTGAGAAAGGACCCATTTTTGAAAACACCAGTTCTTCGGCTGACAATACCATATTTTCAAAAAACCCAACTTTAAGGCCCGATAAATTAATATAAACTAACTCTAAAACTATTTTTATATTTTCTTCAGGTGAGTTTTCTTTTGGTTTTTCTCCGGCATGCTCAAGTAGTTCAAATACTTTATCCATTTGATCATATAAACCTTGAATCAAGTATTCAAATGAAAAGTTTTGTATTCTTTTTAATTCTTTAATAACATCATCTTCCATCAAAAATTCATAAAACTTTTCTTTTGTTATTCCGTTTTGTATCATTCTTGATGCAATCTCTGTTGGTCTAACAACATTTTCTTCGTTCTGAATAAAATAACTATATCTCATAAATTCATTTATAACTGGTATTCCAAAATTTAACCTTCCAGATGCGTATGTCTGATAATCAGCTGTATTGCCGGCCAAACCTTTTGATTTTTTACTTCTTCTAAATCTGTGCATTAATTCGTGGGCCATTATAGAAGTATTATGTATTTTTTGTTCTATAAAAACCATATATAAATCACTTGCTTCCCAACCTTCAGGAACTATAAATTGGATATGTAAATCTATTGTTGATGTTTCCTTATTTAATTGCATCATTATACCTTCATCAAAATCAAATTCATTTCCAACACCCATAGCAGCAATTACAGGTTCAACACCATCATAATTTTCTAATTCATCAACTTTAACAATTAAATTTAAATTTTTAAAATTTACATCAGAAACAGTTAAATCAATTTTAATATTCTCAAACAAATATTCTTCTTTATCGGTTGAGTCTATTTCTTTTAATTTATCTTTAACAATATTGTATAATACTCTGGCTTCGTTTAGAATATTTTCCGGAACACCAGCGGCTTCTTTGATAAGTCTTAGTTGATTTTCAGTTATAATGATTTTCATAATAATAAATATAATGGTGTTGTGATTTAACCCACAACACCAACTAAATCATCCAGGTGGTGATCTCCGGACATATCGGACCCAACTGGTCTTTTATCCATAATTTTGATTATTTCATCAATACTATATGGGTCCAGACCATTACCATCAACACCAACATCCATTCTTTTACCATTACCAAATTTAGCTTCTCTACCAAGATGTACGTGACCGTGAAGATGTATCACACCTTTGTTTAGACCGTGCCAGCTCTGTAATGGATAATGACATAAAACAAAGTTTCTATCATTTATTTTAACTTCAAGGTAGTGGTTTACACTTAAAAACTTACGTTGTATATCCATTCTATCATTTTCAATATGATGATCGTGATTTCCTAATATCAAGTGAATATTTTTACACACCAATCTATCTAGGAATAATCCGATATTATCAAATCCTCCAAATGAAACATCACCTAACATTATTAGTGTGTCGTCTTGTCCAACATAATGATTTATACCATCAATAAGTCTTTCATTCATTTGGTCTATTGTCTCAAAATCCCTAACAGAATCAACTGGTATTTCACCATCCTGGGTTCTCCAGTTTGTCACACCACGAACAATGTTTTTGTGTCCGTAGTGTGTATCTGAAGTTATATATACTTTTCCTGTTGTTAATATTTTTTTAAAGCTCATAATTTTTATTTTTAAGGTAAATCATCTAAATAATCTATATTATAATTTACATCTGGTCTACTAATAATTGTTTGGTTTTGTTGATTTCCGATTAATCTTTTAATTCTTTCAATCATATCATTTGAAAACATAGCACTTCTTGAATCGTTATATATGGGTTCAATCACATCTCTACTAACTGTCGTACCTGTAATGTAATTACCACCAAAGGCATGTCTACCATCCCACATTCTGAATGCCATATCTCTTCTTGATATAATATCATCTGGAGTTTCAGATATTTTAATACCAATACCAGTTAAATCTATAGTTCTTTCATCCTTTTGTAATTCATTTCTAATTTTTAAAAACAATTCATCTGGAATAAAGTTAATAAACATTGGATCAACTTCTTTATCTAATTGGTCCCAAGCCTGGAACTTTTCTTTTGAAAAATCTCTTGAGAAGGCGATTTTTGTATCCGTTTTTTTATTTAAGACATAAATCAACCTATGTGTTGTTAAATATTGGTTCCAATACCTTTCTTGTGTTACACACCATTTTGTGTTTGCACCATACGCTTGTGACGCTTCAAAACTTAATGGTGTTAGAATAAACCAGGTATCATCTTCGTGAATCTTTAATATTTCTTTTTCAAGTTTTTTTCTGTTTTCAATTTCTTCTGCAAGGACAACAGATTCGTTTAATTCTAAAAAATTACTATACTGGCTAATATCCTTAATTTTAATTCTGTTTGCTTTTGAATGTCTTTCAAATTCATTTAGAGCTTCAATTTCACCAGAACCAAATAGGAATACACCCATATATCCCATGAACTCCTCTTTATTTGGGCTATAATACTGACTGTCTCTTTTGAAGTTTTTAATCAAAAATTCTATATACTTGTATGAATCGGTTGGGTCCAAATAAGAAATAATATCAATTAATGATACATTCAAATCCGGATGTTGTTCTTTTAATCTATCTAATCTACTCATAATTTTATACTAAAACGATTTTTCATTTGTTCTATTTTATCTTCTGGAACATTGTGGACGTTTATTCCACCGTGTCTATTTTCAACAACTATTGAAAATGTTTTATATCCGTACTGTTTTGCAAGTTCAAAATAAGGTTCCATTTCCCACTCTTGTGTAAAGGTGTTTGAAACAACAATTTTTTCACGAGCAACGGCCATATCAGTTTTAACTCTATCTAAACACCAAGCGTGAGCATTTTTAATTTTTGTCCCATCAAATTTATATTCACCGGTAGTCTGATTAATAAAATACATATCAGCTTCATAATGTTGTCCACCTAATGTTTTGGCAAATGTTGATTTTCCGGCACCACAAATTCCACGACATATCACAAGTATTTTTTCCATAGTCATTATGCTTTAATCCAACTTGATTTATTTTCTGGATTTACTTTAATTAAACCCTTTTCAATTAAATCATATGCGATACCCCAAGATTTGTACGCAATAATCTTGTCGTGACCTTTTTTATTTTTAGTCTCAAGAAGAATATAATCAAAATTCCAAACCAAACCTTCTTTTTCAAGTTTGTCTAAAAATAATTGTTCTCTCTTATTAACTTTCATAGGACAAAGATATGTATTTTTTTTTAATCTTACAAGTATTTATTAATATGAAAATTATAATTTCTGAATCACAATATAATAGACTTAATTCTTATAATAATCCTGGAGTTAATTTAATTATCAATGAAGTCGCTGGTAAAAGACTTGAACCTTTAAGTGAAGGTTGGTTGAATACTCTAGCTGACATTGTTGGTATTTTTGACCCTACGGGTATTGTCGATATTGGAAATGCTATTTCGTATTGGTCCCAAGGTAAAAACACATTTGCTCTTTTAACTTTAGTTTCTGCAATACCTGGTGTTGATTGGGCAACAAAACCTTTTGTTTTAGGTAGTAAGATTGTTGCTGGTGCTTCTGAAACAAAAATACTTGGTTGGTTAGTAAGAACAATGAATAAGTGGATTGGTAAAGTTTTAGACAAAATAGATAAGATGTTACTTTCTAAAATTCCAATTGTTAAAAACTTTGCTAACACAATGAGAACATTTATTAATGGTCTTAAAAAAGATTCAGAAATGAAATTAAATAAATAAAGGAACCATTTCTGATTCCTTTAAAATTGGGTCGACATTGAATGTCAACTCTCCACCACCTTGTTTTACTAAACAAGGAAAAATCATTGTCTTGTCATCCAGAAGTAATAGTTGGTACCATTACCAGATCCCATTGTTATATCAGTAAATTTTAAACCATTCATAACACCCATATTCAAATTACCCTGGTATATTGCCCCACTTAAATTACCAAATGGTGTAAAATTAAGTGTAAGGTTAAAAGCTGATGCTGTTGGATAAAAGGAGTACGGTCCTTCTATTCCATTATAAACATATGTATTTAAATCAATAAATTCAATTGTATCACTTAAAGGAATTAAATTTCCAAATTCACCAACCCTATATTGACTAATAACCCAAACTTGTCCAACCAAATTATATGCCGTATCAATTTGTGTTGAATCGGTTACAATCGGTTCTGGTGGATTTGGTGGTCCAATATCCTCTTTGGTACAGGAAGTTAAACCCAAAACAACTAATAAAGTTATTAAAAAATATTTCATACTATTTTGTTACTAATGCTTCAATTTTACTTTTAACCTGATCCACCAATGTAATTTCTTTTACAGAAGTGATTACAACTGATTCGTTTAATACTTTAGACGGAATATGAACCAAAAAAGTATCACCATCAAAAAATGATAAGTTGTTTTCCAATTCAATACAACCGTGAACCATTTTTAAAAACAATTTAAATTGAATTTGGTCCATAAAAGTTTCATTTACTAGTTCACCCATCTTTTCGTGAGTAATCTTAATATTGTATCCTTGTTTATTCATAGTACAAAGATATAAATAAAATCCAATAAAAACAAAAAACCCACAAATATTTTTTTTACAAACTTTGTGGGTTTTAAAACTAAACCATTATTTTTTAAGAAGAAGGCGGATTAGGTTTTTTTGTAAAAATAAATATATCGGTTTTTTAAAAAAGTCAAACTATTTTAATACTTTTTGTATTAATTTCAGTAATTGGTCATTTTCTTTTGTGATATCTATATTTTTTTTAGTGAAATACTGACAATTGGTGTGTTCGTGACCGTCTTTAGCTTTTTCCAAGTTTGGTTGTAATTTTTTTTCTGAATTATGATAAAAAACATACATCATACCTTTTTTTGTAACACCATCTTTTTGATATCTATTTATAAAACCAATTAAATCTAATTTATTTGGTAGTTTAATATTTGTTTCTTCCTTAAATTCTCTAACTGCAGCTTCCATTGGAGATTCTTTTCCTTCAATATGTCCTGATGGTAGTGACCACTGATTTGGTAACGACTCTTCTGGTGATCTTTTACAAAGTAAAACCTCATCATTATGTTTTAGAATAACACCGGAATATCTTTTAAATTCTTTCATAATACTATATTTATAAATATGAATGAAGTAAAAATAAATAATAATCTATTTAATGTAATTACAGTTCTTACTGAAAAAGATATTCAAGAAGGAATGATGGGTAAAAAATTTAACGATAAATTCAATGGAATGTTATTTGTTATGGAACCAGGTCAACATTCTTTCTGGATGAAAAATTGCGAAACATCCTTAGATATAATTTTTATTAAAGATATGAAGGTTTCCACAATACATAAAAACTGTCCCCCTTGTAGGGATGAAAAATGTCCTAACTACCCTGGTGAAGGTGATTTAATCTTAGAAATCGCTGGTGGTGATTGTGATAAGTATGACATAAAAGAAGGTGATACTGTTTATATCGAAGCTTAATTTTTTATAACAATATTATTATCCAAAATATTTGGATTTTCAACCAATTCGTTTGGTCTTACTTTAGTCATTATAGCTGTACCGCTTTTTGATTTTAATGACAATTTGTTACTAAAATTATAAATTTCATTTTGGAACCTTACTATTGATGTATAACTACCATTTTTTAATTTTTCACCGTAATTAACATAAAAATCTTTAAGAAAATTTACTGCGTATTCTGGTGTTGTTCTATAAAATAATTTTTTATCAAAATTTACCCAATTTTCTGTTTTTTTTAGTTTGTTGGATTCTTGTAATGAATTTTCAATACCTATTTTAAGTTTTTCTAGGTTTTCAAAATTACACTCAAACTTTATTATGTAATCGGTATAGTTTTCTGTAATCAATACGTTTGAAATTCCTTCTTGTTTTGATAATGTTTGTTTAAAACTATTTATTTTTTGTTTAATTTCTGGTAGTTTAAGATTTTTTTTACCATTAATACTATCTAACAATAACATAGATGAAACGTTTGACCTACTTTGACTCAAATTTATAAGATATTTAAACTTTCCACTCCCATCATTATTTAGTTGTATTTCATCAATAAGTTCAACACAAGATGTCAATAAAAAAAGTAATATGAAAAAAAAATATTTCATTAATTTTCCAACTTACTTATATGGTGTTGTAAATACCACATAGCTTTTTTCAAATCTTCCAATTCTTTACTTGGGTCTTTTCTTCCAGCTCTTGAAATGTATTTTACTGTGTTACCTAGAGCAAAGCCTAATTGCCAAGCATCGATAACTTTAATAGCTTCGTATGGATTTTCTTCACCACCATAATGTAATGGGTGATTTACAACCTCATATGGTCTTAAAATATCTTCTAATGTATATATGTTTGGTTGTTTTCTTTCACCCCAAAACGCACCATCAATGTAGTATGTTTCAAAACTTGACCAATCAAGTGAATCAACACCGTTATCAACATCTGGAATATTAACATTTGAGGATTTGTAATCGTCAATGTATACAACGCCGCCTGGTTTTAATCTTGGTAATGTATTTTGTGCATCTTGTACTAAACAATCAAAAGTATGGCAACCATCTATCTCAATAAAATCAAATAATAATTCATTTGATTGCATAAATCTAGGTACTGTTTCTAAAGAAGAACCAGGAATTAAATTAAGGTATATCTCGTGTTTTTTTGCTTCTTGTGCAAGTATCTCAAAATTAGGTACCGTGCATTCGTGTTCGCACAAATCAAAAACATTAATTGTAACTGGTTCATTTGGGTATTGTCCAGAATTTTTCATTGAAGCTATAGCATCACAAATAAGTAATGCTGAATGACCCATATTAAACCCTATTTGGATTAATGACTGTGGTTTATAGTTTCCAATTAAATCCCTCAATGTTTTCTGTCTTTCTGGAAACCAACTAATGTTTCCTTCTTGACAGTCATTTCTCATTCCTTCTAATAATTCCATTACTTATTTGATTTTTCTTTTTTATTTTCTAATTGTATTTTACTTATAAAGTTTCTAATTTTTTTACCCAATTCCATATCGTTGGGTGTTTCTTTGATTAAATCTTTGATTCTTTCTACTGGGATTGTTGCCATAATTAAATTTTAAATTCTTCTTTTGATTTTTTATAATTTTCAATCATTTGTTTTTGTCCAACATATGCAATCAACTTTCTTTTAAACATTGGTAAAAGTGTTTGGTCGATTGGAAAGTCACCTCTACTTATCATTTCTAATACTGGAAGTTTCTTTTTATCTTCTGTTGTCCACTGACTAAAATTATTAATAATCTTTGGAATTGTCAAATCCTTTTTTTCATCCGAATAAATCAAATTGGTAACAACTTTACTTTCTGGAGATCCTTTAGCCGCCGGTTTCTTTTCATACTCCCACACATAAATCACATCATTATTTGTAAAATAAAAATAACCTTTATTTTCTAATATATTTTTTGTGTTCTTTTTTACTTTTAAATGAATACTATCAAATACCAATTCCCAAACTGATTTTGCCATTCCAAAATATTCATAAATTCTTGGAGCAGAATATGATAAGATTTTTATAAATTCTTCATATTCATCGTGAGACATTTCAGGAACATCCTTTATTTTCAAATCCTTTACAAGTAGTTCGTCGTCTACCGTTTGGAATTTTTTATTTGTATATAAAACTTTCTTGTCTTTAACTAAAGTCTGAACATTTGCTAAATGTAGTGATAGTTCAATAAACCCTGGATATAGTTCCATATTATCCAGTTTTTCACCCATTTTTTGAAAGTATGATAGAAGTTTGTATTCTTTGTGTTCTCTGTCAATTGGTTTTTCAAACATCCAGTCGGTGTTCATTAAAAATTCTATTTTCTTTTTTCTTGCCATTTGACATAATAATAGTCATTTAATATTACCTGTAAATATTAGTTAATCCTCATCACAATATAATCAGTACCATTTATTGTTATTTCTTCATATTGACCATCATAACCGTTAAGTGTTTCACCATAGTCAGCTTGATTTATTAAATCATCTTTAATTTCATCAATATTTAAAAAATCTGAAAAATCTGTATAACCCATTTCTTCTAGAAAACTCAATGGGTCTCTTCCTATATTGTATAAATAATCTTCAACAGCATCTTGGATATCTTCATCACTTGGGTCGCCATCTGGATTATCTTTTATTTCTTGAATTTCATATTCAATATCTGATATTCTTTCATCTCTAGCTTCTTCGTGTTCATCTGTATCTTCATCATCATATATTTGATGTGGTGAAACAACGGCACCTTCTTTATATAAAACCCAATTACTTCCTTCTTTTTTATATTCGAATCTGTTGTCTTCGGAATCTAAAAAATCAAAAACATTTCCTTCTTCTTTTGTTGGGTCTTGGATTGGCGCACGAACTCCTTCATTTTCATAAACCCACTTTTCCATTTCAAGTAACCAAATTTCTTCTTCTTGGTCATCACTTAATTGGTTTTCAACACCATAAGAATCTGGAGAATCTCTAACCCAATCTTCAACAGCATCTTCAAAATAATCTTTAACTTTATCACCATCAATGTAGTCAGATAAATATTCTTTACTAAAATATTCTTTTGGACTATCTAGCATTTCTTCATAATAACTTTCAAGCGACTCATCAGCTTCAGATATTGTCCCAACAGCATATTCATAACCTGTTGATAAAGATTCAAAAGAAGTCATATCATAATGAGTTCCATATGGGTATAAGTCATAAACATCAACAAAATCATCACCACTTAAATTATCAATTTCTTCTTGTACCTCATTAAATTCATCGGTTAATTCATCATATCTTTCTTCATCTTCTTCATCTTCCATCTGCTGTTCTAAATCAGATAGCCTTGTTTTAAGATTCTGTAATTCTTCTTTTTGGTCATCATCTAATTCTCTTAATTCACCCCTGTCTGTAGCATATTCAAAAGCAGCATTTGCTTTTTCACCTTCTTCATCAATATCATTTAAATCATCCCAATAGTTATTTTCTCTTTTACTATCTTGTACATCTCGTTTTTCTTTTTGTTTTCTTGCCTGAATAACTCTTTCATAAGGTGTTTGCCAGAATCTTTTACTTCCGGAAACTTCAACATCATCTAATGATTTAATTTTTGTATAACTAATATCAATAGATCCAAGAACTTTAATTGGTCCCAAGTCTGTAAGGTGAACCTCATCTTTAAATGGTTTGAAATCTAAACTGCCATCAATCACAAGTTTTTTTCCTCTAAATGGTCTTAGTTTTGGAATTGCGTGTGCTTGATAATAAA